CTGCATCTGCTGAATCATATAGAGTTAAAGTAGAAGCTGCTATTCCATATCCTTGAATAGAAGTAATTCTAGTTCTAGCTCCTCTTGCTAAAGTATCAGTTCCAATGACTGCCATATTTAATGTTGTTTGATCTGAATCCATATTTTCTCCTTAAAATTAATATGTGGGGCCAAAGCCCCACACTAATTATTTATTACGCGTCTGCGTATGGTGTTACTATTGTACCTGATCCAAGCAATAAAGAATTGTGGACTAAGTATGTAGCAGTATCAATCGCTGTGAAAGATACTACGCTACCAACGATTCCACCTTTTGTAGAACCATTCATAGTTATAACATCATTTGTTGCAGTTGGAATGAAAGCTTTCTTAGAACCATCATCTACTGCTATCATGATACCACCTTTAAATTTGTCAGTACCATCAGTTAAAATGTCCATATCAGTTGCAGCAGTTTCTACATAAAAGTGAAACGTTGCGCCAATGTTATTTAAGTTATTGTAATCTGTATCACCAGTTGTTGCGCCATTTGCATTTACATTGATTGAAGGTAAAGTAAATTTACCATCTGCATCATTTGTAAGTAAAATTTTGCCAGCGTGAGACGCTACAGTTAAAGTTGTGTCAGCTGTTAAGCTAACAGTCATACCAGGGCCTGTGTTTATAAAGCCATTTTTAGAAATGACAGGTCCTGAAAAGGTTGTGTTTGCCATGATTATTCTCCTAGTTGATTTTACATAGTCTCTAGGCCGTCGACTATACCGCGTCTATGTAAAATATTAATTTATGTATAGTGAGTAATTTATATACTAGTTTTGAATAGAGTGCAAGAGATCCTACAGTAAAAGTGCGATTTCAGCGATGTAGCTTTTGTTCTAAGTAGCTACAGAAACTTGCGGAGCAACGCCTTCAACGTTATTCTGCCTGTGGGCAATAGCTGCTTCTTCCAGCTTAATGTTAGTAATGATCTGTTTGACTTTGTCATCAATTCTGACCATTTCAAGAGTGTATCTGTCATTAGATAGATGCTCCTGTTCCCACTTCAACTCCAAGGACCTTTTTGCTTTGTATAGGTCTTGTATCATCAATAACCTCCTCATAAGTTATTCGATTTATCTCGTTATTATAGTTGTTTCCAAGATATTCCCAGTTTATACTCTTTTCTCCCAATTTGTCAAGGATTGATTTTTCAAGAGAAATAGCATTGTCTTCCGCATCAACATTAAATTTTGCGTAGTGATCGTATGCCCATATTTTTACTGTGAATTTTTTCATGTTCTCACCATGTTAAATTATAAATAGGGCCGTTTTAAGGCGGCCCTATAAAAAGTATTAATTACGAACCTTCAACTCCGAAGATACCTCTAGGGTCAGAAACTCCAAAAGAGTATCTTTCTCTAGCTTTGTATCTAACGTTGCCAGTATCGAAATCGCCTTCCATTGCAGTTGTCAATGGTGCTCTGTTGAACATTTTCATACCGTTAGGCACGTCTGTCAAGATGTAGAACGCATCTGAATCTGTTAGGTAGTTGTTCACTCTATAACCTTGAGGAACCATACCCATAGATACGATTGCGTTTACGTCGTTGTCAGCTGTTCCAGTTCTACCTTGAGATTTCATCAATCTCTCTGCAGTGAATTGAAGCTCAGAAGGAATAATCATTTTTACTCCTCTTGCAGCAATTCTTAGGCCTCTTTCGTCTGTCATTGCAGCAATGTCAATTAAAGACTGCTCCAATGATGTTTCGTTAAGGTCAGCTTGAGTAGCTAGTGTGTTTGCGAAAGTTCCAGCAACCGTTGGGTGAGCTGTGTTAAATAAACTAACACCATCACCTGAATCAAAAGCATCCGTTGTAGGAAGACCATTGATTAATGGTTCTACTGATTTTACTTGTTTCGCATTGCTCATAGATCTTGCTAAAGCTTTTGTATATCTAGACGCAAGTCTATCATACAAGTTATCCTCAATCGCTTCTTCAGTGATTGCGAATGCTAAAGCTACAGTCTCGTGAGTGTATCTAGCAGTGTAAGTCTCTTGTGCTTCATCGAATGAAACTCCAGAACCTTCACCTTTTACTTGTGCGTTTGCAAAACCACTTAACATTACTTCTTCTTCAAAAGCTCTGTCAGATGATTCTGTAGTATAAATTTCAGCATGCTGATTTTCATACCTTTTGTATTCCAGGCCGAATAGTGCATTCAATCCTGGCTCTAGCTCTTTGACTAGTTGACTTCTTGATATAGCCATATTTTATCTCCTATTGTCCTATTATGATTGTAGTTCTAACAAGTTAGCAACAACAACAACAGATCTGAAATCCGCATTTTCATCGTTTTCAGGATCTTCTGCAGATCTAAGTAATCTGTATTGTTTGTCGTCAGCACCTGTTGTAGCAATATCTAAAGTTGCTGATGACTTACCAGTCGTGCTGCTTCCAGCAGTTGTGTTCATGTCATAAGTTTCTAGATAGCCAGCTTGTGCTACTGCATCATCTGTTGCTACTACATATTGTTGTGTCGGGTTATCGATTACAAATGCATCGATATCTTCGCTGTTAGCTGGTGTAATTGAACCTGCGTAGTAATTAGCGAATGTCGGCTTCAAAGTTGAAGCTGCATTGTAAAATACGCCGTTCAAGACACCAATAACTGGTGCAGCTGAACCTTGTCCATTAACAATATACCCTGCCGCAGAAGCGACAGCGCTACCATTGTAGATCGCTCCAGCAAGACCCGCATCGATTTTGTATTTGCCCTGACCAGATGTCGCTGGAGTTTGTCCAAGCGCGCCTGCAGCAATCAAACCAAAACCTTGTGTGTTTCTATTTGCCATAGTTTTATGTCTCCTTTTGTACCTACCCCTAAAGGCTTCCAGTACGGTTTAATTTAATCCAGTGATTTAGAAATAGTTAAAAAATTATTTCTTTGTACCACCGAAGGTTACACGAGATTGCCTCTCAACATTGATTGGCATTCTACTATCCTGCTCCTTCATTAAATCGTTTCTTACAGCTTCGTCTCGTTGTTTATGACGGTCAGTCATATACTCCTGTCTTTGCTTCGCGATTTCCTCAGGTACCTTCGCAAGTAGAAGGCCTCCAACTCCGACAACCCCTTTGTATTTACCGTCTTCAACGGTTGGATAATCAGATGCGTTTTCGATTTCTTCAGCACGAACTAATTCGTATCCTTCTCTTAATCTTCCAGATACATTTTTCGTGTCTTGAAATCCAACGCTCTCCGCTCTTATCCATCTATACCTGAAACCATCAGGTGCATTGGGTGCGTCTAAAGCTGAGGGATGGACCCAAACTTTTGGTCTTTCAGTCTTTGACCTAGTTTGACTCGCACGAGAAGTAGTTTTATTTTCTTTTTCCATACGCTTATGCCTCCTTCGTGAGTTTTAATTGTTTTGCGTAGTCTTCGAGTGGCACTCCTAATTTTTTAGCTATTGCTACTTGTGAAGAAGTGAGTCTTACAGTCTTGCGTCCAGGTTTTACGCTTCTTGAAGCAGATGCAACCGTTTGCACGGGAGCGGACGTTTTCTCTTGTGTAGTATTACCAAATCTAGCTGGAAAGTCAAGCTTCATTCTATTATCAATTTCTTGATAATATTCTTCTGAAGTTGTGTCATATCCTTCGTTTTCCAAGTCTTGGTGGTGAGCTATTGCTGTATTAGTCATGGCTCTATTACTTCCGAACCATGTGTTTTTAGCAGCCCAAACTTCCGCCTTTGGATCTGGTGTTGATATACGTTCAAGAGGAGCCTGTACAATGTTTCCACTGTCAGCAGATCGTACAGATTGTTCTGTATTAATCTGTTCTTTACTTTGTCTTGATTGTTTAATCCTAGCATTCTCAAAAGAGAGTTCTGCTATTCTTTTATTTACTGCAATTTGAGCTTTTGCGTCTTGTGTCTCGATAGCCGTTGCAAGTTCTCGCTCTGCAGCTTCTAATCCAGCATTGACATTTTTCTCAAATCTTTCCAAATAGTCTAAGTCTGTTTTTTGAAATCGAGAATGATCTTGTTTTCTCTTTTCCTCAACTGATCTAGCATATTCTACGGCTGCTTGTTCTCTACGTTCTGCTTCTCTCATTTTACGAGTAAGTTTAGCAATACGTGATTGAACACCTTTACT